GGTGTCACTGCGGTAGCGATCAGATCGAGCGTAATGTCGGTGCCGGCACCGCCATCAGTGACGCTGATGATGTTGGCCGTGCCTTCGAGCACGCGCGAGTTCGGATAGAGCGGGTAGGACGACGCAACCACGAACGGGCCGGCGAGGTAGCCGCTCGGAATGCCATTGACGGTCGACAGCGCAATGCGACGCGAGACGTAGCCGCCCGAGCCATCGGACTGGGCAATCTCCATGAACTCGGTGCCATCGACCAGCACGGTAAGTGGCAGGGAAGGAATGCGGACGTTGGCCATTACGGTGCGTCCTCGCGATTGTTCGCCACGTTCTCGACCACGCGCGGCGTGTCGTCCTCGGTGACGCGAATGTCGTCATCTTCGGTGACGCGGTAGTCGTAGTCGTCGATCAGGAAATTCTCCGGCCGCGCGTTGAGCGTCGGCATCGGATCGGGCGGGATGATGCGCGGCTTGAGCTGCGGTTGCGGCACGTCGCGGCACTGGCGGCAGACGAGCAGGTGCAGGTTCTGGAGCTGCGGGCCGGCGTACTGGTACTGCCACTGTAGATCGGTGATGTTGTACCACATCGAGCAGCGGTCGCAGACAGCGAAGCTGACCGGATGACGCGGATTGGTCCGCGCACGACCGCTGATGCTTGCATACCCCATATCTCAGCCCCCAACGCTGATGCGCCCACTATGGAGCAAACGCGAAACTTTTTCCAGCCGATCTCTTCTGTCGACCCCAGCCATGGATCGCGCAAGATATGCTTTGCGGCCGCACGCCATATGCTTCTGCTGCCGCTTTGATTGACGGGAAGAGCCGATCATCCTCAATGCAAATCACCGGCTTCATACCCAGATCGGGCGGGCGCGCAGCCTTCATTGCTGCCTTTTGCGCATCGCTGATGCCGCGCCTTTTGAGAGCTTCACTGATCCGCTTGCACCATTGTTCTGTTCGCGGCGCTATTACCCCCTCACCTCCAGCGGTGATGTTGTAGCGCGGCTTGCGCTCGGCGATCTGTTTGATCTCGTAGGACAGAGCATCGCGGCGATCATCAAACACCGCCATCACCGACCACTCAAATGCGTCGATGCCGTACTTACGGATCGCTGCATGGAATTTACGGCAGTAGCTTTTCTTTCCACCAGTGGCATCGTTGCGATGCTCCTTTTTACGGATCATCAAAGTGCGATTGGTGACGCCGATATACTCGCCCCCGCCGATGGTGTTCTTGGCAAGATAAACAAGAGTTGGCACGTCATCGACCTAACGAGGAAAATACGATCCCACCATCGGCATGAGATACAACGCGACATTCTCAGTGTCCTGCTCCTGCGCATCGCGCAGCGCAGTCTCGGCCTTCGCATCGAGCGCCACGGCCCGATCCGGCGCGTAGATCACCGCAAGGCGCGCAGCGAGGCCCCACACCAGCGCATCGAGCCAGCGCGGCGGCACATCGACATTCTGACCAAGGGCGGGCGAGCTGTCCTGAATGGCGACGGCGCGGTAGTAGCGCAGCGTATAAGTCTGCTGGTCGTCCGGAACCTGCCAGAGCGTGATTGTCGGTGAGAGCAGGCGGTCGAACCAGAACACGGTCGGCGGCGCCTCCAAGAGCTTGTTGGGGAAGCTCGCGTACTCGGTGCGCGACACTGGCCAGATGATGCGGTCGATCACCTCATCGCCCGTGCCGGTGCGAATGTAGGCGTCGAGGATCATAATCGTGCTGGCATCGACATTGTATGTCGCCGTACCGGCCACCAGCGTCTCTTCGACCAGATCGACCGTCCACAGGTTCGGCGTCGAGTTACCCCACGCCGAGAACATCAGGTTCAGCTCCATGCGGGCGTCAGCCATGTGCTCGGCGACGAGCGCGGTGCGACGCAGGCCAATACGCGCATAGGCGGCGATGATTAGCTCGCCGCCGCTTGGGTTGAAGGCGTAGGTTCCGGATGTACTGATCTCACACCTACCTTACGAGTTGTAGTCCTGCATGCGCACGGTGAACTGAAGCTCGGCGCCGGACGAATAGCTGTCCCAGACCAGACGAACACCAGTCGAGTAACGAGCCAGCTCGCCAACCAGATCGGCCGTCTTGTTTGATTGAGCCGTGACCCAAGTTAGCGTATCCGGATTGGTGTCGGTATCGAATACGGAAATGGTCTCGTCGATGTCGAACTGGACCGTACCACTGAGATCGGTGACGGTGATGGTCGCCGGGAAATCCATGCGCCAGTTGAGTGGCAATGATGTCGTGATGATCTCGTTGACAGGGCCAACAAAGACGTTAGAGCCAACAGCGCCATCGGCGGCGATCTGCGTGATCGTCTTCCAGTAAGTCACGGAATTGACGGCCGTAGTCGTAACGCCAGTGATCTCCTCAGTGCGCTCAATGCCGTCCTGATCGGTGCCGTAAACCGTGAAGGTCACGGTATGGATATCGCCAGCGCTGTCGATGGAAATGCGAGTGCCGCCAATACCGTCGCTGTAGCCTGCCAGATACAGATCGAAAGTCCCATCCGGATTGAGATCGACAAGGGCACCATTGAGGATGAGATCGGCGGCGCCGGCCGTGGTCTGGTTCTCGCAGATGCCATCCGGGTCAACGTCGATTGGGTCCATGTCGTAGCGATGATACATCGGTTCTGCTCCTCAAAAGATATAAAGGCGGGGCCACCCCCCAACGAATGGCCCCGCCCGTTTCGCGGTCAGGCGTGAGCCCGCCCGCTAACTTGTCTTGGCGGCGCTCGACAATGGCGAGCAATCTGCACCCACGCGGCCACCCATCTTGCGACCCGGACGGTCGAGGCGCATGCGCGTCTTGCCACCGGTCGCGGCGACCGCCATCGGCGCCTTGCTGGCCGCATCGGCGAGCACTGCGCCCTCGGACTTGTCCTTGGCCTCGGAGAGCACCTTGGGGTTTGATTTGGCGTATGAGCCGATCTTGCCGCCGTTCTTGTAACCGGACTTCATGGCTCAGCTCCTTAAGTCGGGTTGACCGCGATGCCGGTCGAACCAGCAGTCGGGGCGCCGCCATCGACATACTCCTGACCGCGCGTGGTGGCGTCAGTGCCCCATTCGGTGATGCCGACAGCCGTGCAGTCCTTGAGCAGAAGCAGGCCGCCAGCCGAGGCCGGAAGCGTCGCGAGACCAGACATCGTTGTCGATGTCGACTGCACGTTGTTGATGAACTTGCAGCGGTCGAACTCCGTCCAGCGGTCGATACAGGCAGCACCAGTGCCGAGGATGCCGAGAACCGTCGCGGCCGAAGTCTGGAACGGGAAGATGCAGTCGATGAAGCTGTTGCGCGGCGTCGCGCCGGCCAGCTCAAGCGAGGCATTGGCGACGGTGCGGGTGACGGTATCGAGGCCGATGGTGCAGCCAACGAAGGTGTTCTCGCCCGTGCCGGTGACGAGCAGCGAGCGCGAGCCGGTATCCTGTGCCGACGCCGCATCGCCCATGCCGCCAATGTTGACGTTCTGGAAGTAGTTGCGGCCGCCAGAGACGGTCAGCGCGATCTGGTTGGTGCCACCAGTCGAGAAGCCGTTGAAGATCGAGAAGTTCGAGAAGTAGCAGCCGGAGGCCGACACCACGATGAAGTTGCCGGAGCCGAAGGTCGCCTGCGTATAGGTGCCAGAGGGCGGCGCGATGCGGGCGCGCTGCGCCACATTGGTCGGCGCCGTCATGCCGATGAGGTGGCAGGCGTTCTTGGCCCACGTCAGGGTGCCTGTGGTAGCGGTCGGATCGACCGACTGCGCCAGCGCCGTCGACAGACGCGCGGTGCCGGTGGTCGAGCCATCGCCAACGATCACGCAGACATCGTTCTTGCCGGCCGTCATCAGCGCATAGGCGCGATAGATGGTCTGGAGCGGGCTGTCGGCGGCGCCGGTATTGCCGTCCGAGCCATTGGCCGGATCGACGAAGAACCATGTCCCGGTGAAGGCGGGCCAGCCGCCCATGCCGAAAGTCGGAACGCCGGAAACTTCCAGCCAGTCGAGGTTCGTAGTACCCATTTAGAACGTCCTTCTAAGGTAGGCTTCCCATGAGACAGGGCCGCCTTAGTGGCCGGGGCGCCGTGATTGACGCCCCGGAAGTCTTACGCGGTCGGGAACGAACCCCACGCTGCGCGCCAGTCGTTGTAGTTGAACGAGTAGCGCTCGTAGCCCTTGACCAGCAGGTTGTCGGTGGTGAACTCGACCTGCATATCGGTCTCGAAACCGATACGTTCGAGGTAGAGCAGACCTTCGATGTTGGTGGTCAGGAACCATGCGTAGTTCGAGGTCAGGAACTCCGAGGCCATGTAGCCATCCGGCAGACCACCGCTGGTCGACAGGATCGCGTTGACATCGTTGTTCGCCGTACCGGGACGCAGCTCGGTCTTGGTGAGGCGGATCGCCACCGGTTCGAGGTAGTTCGGCACGATGAGCTTGCGAGCACGCGCGAAGGTCTTGAGGCCGGCGTTGTCCTTGAACGTCACCGGGATCGTGGTCATCGCGTTGAGCAGCGAACTCTCGTTGAGATCGACCTGCACGGTCGGCGTGTTCGCCACGGTGCCGCCGTCGATGGGATGCGCTGTTGAGAACAGCGCCACACCATCGCCGCCTACAGCAGAGTTGTAGACGTTGCCGGTGTTGAGCACGTTCCAGCCGTAGATTTCCTTGGTCTGAGCGAAAGACTGGATCAGGCCGAGGTTCGAGGGCTGGAACTGGGTCTTGTAGAGGTTGTCGTCAATGGCCTTGCGAGTGATCGCGTAGCCAAGGCCGATCTCGATGTGCTCCTGATTGTAGACGTAACGCTCACCGGCACCGTTGTCGAAGCGGGTCTGCGCGCCTTCAGTCTTGAGCTGGGCGAGGCCGAGGTAGCGCATGGACGCGGTGCGCTCAAGGGCCATATTGGACTTGCCCTTTTTGAACACCTTGTCCCAGCGCGTCGGGATCATTTCATACTG